ATTTTCTGCCAACTCATTCTTAGAAGGCATAGAACCTTCAATCTCCATTCTATATATTTTTCCTTCCCAGACGACATCAGCGAAATAAGATTCGCTTGCTTGCTCTGGTGAAGACCCTCCTACATTGAGGGTGCCATTGAAATCACCATTAATAGTGATACTTTCGGTTAGAAATTGTTGAAAACTTTTCATCAGCATCTCCAGCGTTTACGTGCTTTACAAATTGCTTTATCTGGGGTCTTAGAGCAATCGATGTTGTGCATCTTTCGTTGACCGTTAGAACGAGCACAGAATGACTTGCGTCTCTTTGCTCTCTTACCACCAGGATTCTTTTCAGTTACAGCAGTCTTTAATTTAGAACCTGGGTTCTCACGACGATATGCATTAACTGCTTTCTGACTCATACCATCGGTTTTGTCCTTCTTATTGACTTTCTGCCAATCCTCAGAAAGTTCTTCTCTCCAGTTGGAGAAACTTTCTTTCTTTACGCAGTTGTTATAAGTTTTACCAAACATCTTTTTGGTGCCCTTCTTTTCATAACCTTTCCAGCACTTTTGACCTTCATCAATAACTTCACCTTCTGGTTCGAATGATTGAGTTTGTAATGGAGAAAGACCCATCATTCTTCTCATCTCAGGATCAGTTACGTTTTTATATTTTGCTTCATAACCAAAAGGTTTTCCGTTTATAGTGGTATTTTTTCTTGCAGCATTTATTTCTTTATCTACTTTTGGTTTTAAGAAATCTAAGATTCCTTCCCTAACTTCAAGAGGTTCTGCCTTAATCAAATCAATCGTCTCAATCTCAAGTGCTTTGAAGTCTTCTCTCCAGTTTGAATAGTTGTAACTTTCGGTCTTGTTACCCCAGTTAGCAGCACCAACCTTACGGCACTTGACCAATGCACCAGAAGCATAAGCACTTGGCCAAACAGAATAACGAGACTTGACTTTATGGTAGCAAGCATCTTTCTTGCCACTACCCTTACCTTTTACATCTCTTGCTTCCTGCATTTCAAAACTCTCTGCTGAGTAATCACCAGACTTATGCTTCTTATAATCTTTCTTATCAGTGAAAGTTCTTACCATTGTTGGTGCAGCACCACCGGACTTTTGTTGTTGTCCGGGATCTTTTCTACTCTTGCGTGCATCAGCATTTCTAATCTTTTTCTTTCCTTCCTTAGTCTTCTTCAGACCAGCAAGTCTTCTTGAGGAATAGCACTTGGGTGTTTTGGTTTCACCAGGTTCGTTTGCACAAGGTGACCCATCTGATTGTACCCAACCAGGCTTACCGTCTTTTGATTTTGATTTCTTAAACCAGTTATGAAGAGTGCCACCTTTCTTTTTCTTCTCTTCCAGGTATTCGGTCTGCTCAGAAACTTCATCAGATTCTTCGTGCTCACTATCTTTCATAAGGTCACCATTAGGCATTACGTGGTGACCCTTAGGGACTTTCTTACATTTTTCATCAGTTTTGCACCAATACTCACCATCACCACACTTCTTCTTCTCTTCTCCCATATAAGAAGCGGCAGCATCAGTATTATGCTCAGTGTCAGTCAACTTTGCCTGCACCCAAGCAGGTAAGTTATCAGCATCAGTTTTTTTGGCAAGTACTCTTGCTACCTTCTGAAGATTATCAATAGATTTTTTGACCTGTGTCTTTGCCATCGACACTTCGTGGTCTTGCTTTTCTTTTGCTTCGTTCATTTTCTTCTTACGACCCTGACAATGAGCACGCTGAGAAAACCCTTTCGGGTTGTCGCAATCAATCGACTTCTTATACTTCTCAGACCAACCCATATCAGGTTACAAACTATTCCTTATTATTTAGAAAACCTTGCTTGAGTAGTTTCTGAAGTTCTGATGTTGACCCAACAAATACTGCATTGTTTGTAACAGTATTAGGTCCTTTAGAAGACACATCTTCTTCAACATCTTTTAGTTTCTTCTGCAAGTCAATTAACTTATCAGTTGTATCAGCAACACTCTTAATCAACTGACCTGCAACTTCATATGCTCTGGGACTTCCTCCTTCGCCAGCAAGTTCCATAATGCCATTGATTGCCTCTTGCCCCTTTTCAATCAATGAATATAAGTTTGCTCTAGTATACTCATAGTCCTTTGAGATGTCAGTCTTTTGCTCAGGTTTTACAATACTCTTTGGAGTATCATCAACCTCAACAATGCTGCTCTCTACATTTAGAGCATCATCAATAGAATCAAATTCGGACATAAGTATTAAATATCAGATTGGTTTGTAGGACTGTAGGACTTGGAATCTCCAAGATATTCCCAAGTTTCACTGAATCCAAAGTCATCACCAGGATCTGCATCAACAGGATCTGGGACAACTGTATATCTCATTTCCCTCTTCGCAGTTTGAGTATTTGTATCAGCATAGTTATCAACGATAACCTTACGAATGAGCCCTTCTGGATTATCTGCGACAGGACCAAACAGATATGTTTTTGCTGTAAACTGCAATCTGTATATCAAAGCTCTTCTTGTTGAAAAATCTCCCTCATAGTCGTCTTGCATTGAGACGCTATTTAAGACAACTGGAATATCTCTCTTCTCACCGATTGATTCAACTAAGTCGATAGTGATATTAAAAGCAGGTTGAAAATACGGTAAGATTTGCTCTACAATCTGAAGAGCATCATCATTCAGTTTTGAAAGAATACTCAACTCAAATCCAATATTGTAAGGCACTGGCATGAAGACTTTCTTCATGTTGCTGTTTCCATCAACAGCTTTGAATGTTTGTGTTACGCCTGTTTTTCTAGTTGAGTCGTAATCAACCGATGTCATCTCAAATGACATTCTAGGTAGAGTTATTTGCACAGGCTTGTTTAAGTCTGCCTGCTGCTCAAGTTTTGCTAAAAACTTCTGAGTAGGTCCATATGCCAGTGGCACCTTCATCTCACTAATAACAGCGTCAGAACTATTCTTATGTTTAATGTTTATATCATTAAACAGAGTTCCAAACCCTATAATAGTTTTTCTAATAATTTCGTGATAGTAATATGTACCTAACATTAATAGTTACCAAATGGATTTGATTGTGTAAAATCTAGAATAAGGTCCGCTTCTTCTTCAATTTCTTCATTTTGCTTGTATTTATCATGCTCAGTATTCTCATCAGTTTTTCTGATTTCATAAGAAGCGCCTGATTTTTGTCCAGTGACGGTTTCTCCTGGAGTGAAGTTGCCACTGACAACGCTGACTTCAAGAGTAGTTGTAGACCTAATCCACCTTTTAACTCTTGCTGTTGTTCCAGACCTGCTTCCAGTAACGATCTCATTTCTCCAGAAAGTGCCGACTCCAACAGTAGCGGCAGTGCCCACAGTAACAGTTGGTGGACCATCATATCCAAATCCTGGATCCGTAATGAAAATCTGAGATATTGTACCTGCAGCAGAAACAATAGCTCTAGCAGTTGCTGTGCTCCCAGGTGATAAAGTTGGTGCAGAAAGTGTAATGATTGGTGCGGTTGAATAACCAACTCCACCATTTGTAACTGTAATGGAAACAACACCCCTTGTCTCTGGTGTTGGTGTTATAGAGCAAGTTGCTGCTGCACCTGCACCTCCACCTCCACTAAATGTGATTGTAGGTGCAGCAGTATATCCTGATCCAGCATTAGTAACTAGAATCTCTTCAATAGATGTTATTCTATTTCTAGTAGTGGTTATTGCTACTGCAGTTGCCGTTGTAAATCCTACTGGTGGAGAAGAAAATACAACTGTTGGTGCGCTAGTATATCCTGACCCATCATTATTCAAGAATACTTGTCTAATATATCCACTACCAATACCAGCAGTTGCGGAAGATGTTGTACCAGCAGCAACCAATGTCAGATTTCTTATGTAACCAGTGGTTTCCATTACATCACTGATTTCATCAACGGTAGTATCAATAACCTCATCCTCATATTCAAAGAGTTCACACTTCAGTTCGTAAACGTAATTTTTTCCTAACTGATAGAAAGGATTTTCATGCTCTACAAACTTAACTTCAAATATTCTTTGTCCAAGTGGGAAGTAAATTAAATCTCCTTCTCTTGGTCTTGTAGAAACTTCGATTTCATCATCATCCATATCATCAAGAAAAACTGCAATAAAATCTTCAAATCTTTCTTTGGAAATAGTTAAGGATAACTCATCTCTAATGCTAACACCAAACTTAGTCATGATGTCGCCAGCACCACCATAACCATCAAAGTTATTAATGTATGCTTCCAGTAAGAAGTTGTCATCAAAAGTTGATGACTGAATCTCTTCAATAATCGTTTGCTTTCTTACAAACTTTCTTGGAATGTAAGTTACTTCTACGCCATAAATCTTGAGTTGCTCATTAATCAACTCCTGTACTAATCTCTGCTCTGATGAAGAGCCTTGTAGAAAAAAGGGATTAAGTGCCATTATCCAATAAAGTCGAAAGGAGGAAGTTCATAATCCATGGACATTCTTGACTGAATATCTGATATTTCTCTCTCAGCATCGTCAAAGATTTGTCTTCCATTTAACTCAATACCACCTGGAAGTTTTACACCATTAAACTTGATAAGATTCTGACCCCACTGTCTTTTAATCAGAGCAGTCAAATATTTTTTCAAGAAACTGTCATTATATATTTGTGTAAATGATGCTGG